ATTCAGGGTGATAAACTCGAAAACCTCCGGATCACCCACACTGTAAGAAATGCTTTGATTTTACCGGGATTGCCCAAACAAAGCTTTGAATAAAGAAGATGAACTACCAGCCTCATGGGAACGTGTGGATGATAAAAAGGACTACACGATGGATACGGATTTGAAAGCATCGATAGCTAATGGTTTTAGAAATACTCCATTAGGATTTTTGAGAATACGGAAGAACCTTAACATCACTCATTTTTCAGATGTTGAAACAGAGGAATATCTAAAAGATATTCTATTATCAACTCCTCTTGAAGATATAGAAACGAAGGGCAAGAACCATTATTTCAGATGCGTTGAGAGGGAAGCAGTTTTAACTGTTAACTCACATAGCTTTACGATCATAACGGCGAAAACGATCATCCACCCAGCAATAATCCTGGACTGAAAAATAAATGATGAGAAAGATATTGAGTTCCAATAAACATTGAGTTATAATTAACATACTATAAGGGCAAGTGTTACAAAATTATAAACAGAATTAGGGTCCGATTGTCCTCGGGTGTTGATCGGGTTGCGGGTCTCCGTCCTAATAAAATGACTCGCCACTTAACTGCTAATGAGGACAAAATTATGGCAAAGAGAAGAAATCCAGCGGCTCAGGCGGTACGTACCCCAATGTATAGGCCTCGTGTTGTAGCACCAAAAAAAGGAAAAGGAAGCTATAAGCGCAACAAGACAACGATTAAGAATTAAAGGACAAAACGATGCAATGGCCACCGGATTATCTATCGGAATTTAAACGCCGAACATTACTGACAAAAAGAGCGCATGATGATCCAGCATTTATAAGAATGCTAAAGCTCCATTATAGAAATAATACAAACGATTTTATCAAAGACTGGGGCATCACGTTCGATCCTCGCGCAAAACATCCTGCGCCGAAGAAAATGCCTTTCATGATGTTCCCTAAACAGTTTGATCTCGTTGACTTCATTGACGATTGCGTAGATAAGGGCGAGCCAGGTCTTATAGAGAAGAGCCGCGACATGGGCGCCACATGGGTTTGCGTTCAGTACTCAGTGGCTAAGCTACTATTTAATCCAGGTACAGCAGTTGGCTGGGGAAGTCGTAAGGCTGAGCTAGTTGACCGTCTTGGTGACCCGTCCTCCATATTTGAGAAGATACGTATGCAGATCAGGGCTACACCAAGATTTCTATGGCCCGAAGGATTTAGCGAAAAAGAACATCTTAACTACATGCGGTGTCAGAACCCAGAGAACAACTCCTCTATAACGGGAGAGCTTGGTGACAACATTGGCCGTGGTGGACGTTCGACAATCTATTTCAAGGATGAAAGCGCCTGGTATGAGCACGCAGAACTTATTGAGGCTGCTCTAGGTGACAACACTGATGTGCAGATTGATATATCCTCGGTTCATGGAACAGGTAATGTTTTTTATCGTAAACGCCAGTCCGGTGAGATATGGGTTAAGGATAAAGAAATAGAGGCTGGAAAGGTCAGGGTTCTGGTAATGGATTGGCGCGATCACCCTGCGAAAGATCAGGCTTGGTATGACAGGCGTCACAAAATGGCAGAAGATGCTGGACTACTGCATCAACTAGCACAGGAAGTCGACAGAGACTATTCTTCGTCTATTGTTGGCATTATCATACCACCATCGTGGATTAAGAGCTCAATAGACGCCCATTTGAAGCTCGGCATTGAAGATGACGGTATGATTATGGCTGCGCTCGACGTAGCGGACGAAGGTGGAGACAAGAATGCCCTCGGTATACGTAAAGGTATCGTTCTGAACTACATTGACGCATGGGGTCAGGGTGATACCGGTGTTACAACGAATAGAGCGATTACTGAATGCAAAATGCACGGAGTTACGCAGCTGTCCTATGACTGCATAGGTGTTGGCGCAGGTGTGAAGGCAGAGACTAACAGACTTAATGCCGAGGGAGCTATACCTGCGTCATTAGGTATACATAAGTGGAATGCAACTGCTGACCCAACTAATCCTGACGATCACATTATAAAATACGATCAAGAGAGCCCAACAAACAAAGATTTCTACTCGAACTTGAAGTCTCAGGGCTGGTGGGAACTGCGCAGACGGTTTGAGAGAACACATAAGGCTATAACGGAGGGAATTATGAGCGACGAAGCTGATATGATATCTTTGCCGTCATCTCTGCCTGAGCTGCATGCTTTAGTTATAGAATTATCACAACCAACTTACTTCAACAACGGTAAGGGTAAGATTGTGGTTGACAAAAAACCTTCTGGAACTAAGTCACCAAACCTTGCAGATGCTGTCATGATGTTGTATCATCCACCTGAGTTAGCGGCGGATTTCAAGATTGTGATGATTTAGTTGCAGTTTACAGAATTAACGCTTACTATAGTATAATAATTATTGGGCAAAATAAAAATGATGGGTCTATTTAATAATGGCATGGAATATCTTCACTCGTAAAGGTGACAAAAACGAAGAAAAAAGTTACGACATCGGAGACTCATTCAACATGGGTGGCGTCGAACAAAGTAGCTTTACTGAATTTCTACTTGGTGGTGGTGGCAACAGGCTTCCTGCTGAACGCTCTATGTCGTTCTATCAGCAGAGCGAGGTTGTAGCTTCTATAATTGATAAGATAGCCAGAGAAGTAGAAATGATTAAGCCTGTTCTGTTGACAGAAGAAGGCGATCTTGACGATACAGCTCCTGTCCTTGACTTAATCAGGTGCCCTAACGGATTCGAAACAAGTGACGAGATGATCGGACAGCTTGCTCGGTATTTCCTTATCACCGGTGACGCACATGTATATGCAGAGGGCTCAATAGGATTGCCTCCAAGAAGCATCTTCGCAGTTAAGCCACAGAGTATTTCGATTACAACAAACAATATTGATGACTATCCGCAGTCGTACAATGTCTCTACTGGTATCACACGCGGTAATTTTGTTCGCAAAAATGTCGGTGGATATGAACGTTTCTTAGCCAACCCATTGCGCGAGATATACCAGATCAAAGACTTTTCATCTCGCACTGATAATACATTTTCTGATTCTCCTCTATTGGCGTTGCGTCAAGAAGTTCAACAGCAGCTATCAGGCAGAATGCATAATCTAAAACTCCTTGAGAATGGTGGACGCCTATCGCTCATTGCAACGTTCAAGGGCAACCTATCACCTGATCAGCAGAACACAGCTGTACAGACGTTACAAGAGACCCTCGGTGGTCCTCAGAACGCAGGAAAGATTGCAATCTCCCTTGCTGGTGCTGCGGGCGCTGACTACACTGAAATGGGTACCAATAACAAAGACATGGACTTCGTAAACCTAGACACACTCTCCAGGAACGCAATAGCACGTCGTTACAATGTTCCTTTGCAGCTGGTATCAACGGACAGCTCAACGTTCAACAACATGGAAACCGCAAACACTATGTTGTATAGAAACGCTGTATTGCCGTTGTTCACTAAAATATATACCGGTCTATCCAAGATGTTGCTTCCTCGTTATGGGTTCGATACAAAAACGCGCGCCAGGATTACGTACAATCCAGAGCACATCGAAGCGTTACGTATTTCTCATCTAGACGAACTTGCTAAAAAGAATGCAATGAACGCAATGACGATTAATGAAATACGCATGCAGATAGGTCTCGACGCGGTTGAAAGCGGTGACGACATCATGGTTTCATCGACGTTAGTTCCACTTGGATCTGATATGTTCGGTGACATTAGTACTCCAGACCCAGATGATGCAGCTAAAGCAATTGTTGGTTCAGAGTAATGAATCAGTATGTTGTAAAGCAATTTACAAGTGCTACTGCTGAGCTCGCGGTTAAGATACGTCTTGAGAATATGTTCAAGCGGACTCTAACGTCTCTATTCGCTGCAATGAGCAGGGATTTCACATCTTCAGTGCGCGCTGTAGGAAGAGCACCTGAGGCTGAGGTATACGAGCCAGGGTTTAGTGCGTCATTAATGCAACAGTACACACGTACACAAAAGGCATTTAAGGGGCAGGCTTTGAATGTTAGTATGAGCGAGGCGCAAGTAGCCCTGTCCGGTCTAGCACTTATGGAATGGCGCCGCACTCAAACAACTCAACAATCATCCATAATTACAGATACAAATACCAGGCAGATGGATGAGTCTCTGGCATTGGGCAGACAGAGCCTTGCTGAAGATGATATCGAACCAACGCCTAACTCACTCGCAAGAGTTTCTACTGCTATACTTATAAATAGATTTCTGAGAAGCAGAGTTAACGTCATTGCCGAGACGGAAACACAGGCCGCAGCAGAAAGCACTAAGCTAATAGATGCTGAAGCCGTGGCCGGTAAACGTCCATTCCCATTACGTGATACGATCATTGAACCGCAGTTAGAGAAGCAGGATGTTAGTAAATCGTGGAATACAATAGGGGATAGTCGAGTACGCCCTTCCCATGTAGCTACAAATGGTGTTATACTTGCTACAGATGGCGTTTTTAATGTAGGCGGATCACAGCTAAGATTCCCTGGCGACACAGGTCTTGGCGCTTCCTTTAGAGAACTTGTTAACTGCAGATGTAGCTCCATATATAATCTAGGAAAAACACAATGAGCACGCAATTCGATACCACTAAAAAGCATTTCAGAAACTACGACTTCAAGGTAACTGAATGCAAAGAGATGAGCAACGACAAAGGAATTAAAGTTGGAGTTGTCAGGGGCTACGCCTCGACATTTGGAAATATTGACCGATTTGATGACGTAATCGTTGAAGGTGCATTCACAGAAACTATCAAGAATTTCAAAGATAGAGATCGTATGATTCGTATGCTATGGATGCATCAGTCAGATGAGATAATCGGTGGCTATCCTGCTGATAAGGCTTACGAAGACAAGAAAGGCCTATTCGTCGAAGGACACATCAATCTAGATACGATTCGCGGAAGCGAAGCATACGCACTTGCCAAACAGGGTGTGATGGTTGATTTCTCTATCGGTTTCCGCATAATAGAAGCAACTATCGATAAATTTGACGGTGAAGAAATCCGCATGATAACGGCATTGGAACTCTTTGAGATTTCATTGGTCGGAGAGCCTATGAACCCAGAAGCTCAAATCACACAGGTTAAAGCATCCTCAATTAATGCAAAGGGACTTCCTGTAGCACCACACGATACAGAGTGGAATGCATCTGATGCATATGGTCGTTGTCTTAAGCTGCTCGGTACTGAAGACGCCGTAAGTTACGTAGCAATGGCTATCAACAAAACACCAGAAGAAACTAAATCTAATTACTGCCTTCTTGACGTTAAGGAAGGAAAGCTTACTATTATACCATCCGCCGTACTAGAGTCCGCTGCGAATCTCTATGTACAGGCTGATAAACTAGATATATCGAAATCAGATGTTGTGTCTGCAAAGGATAAGCTGGACGGATTCTATAAAAAGATGGGGATGGATAGTCCATTTCTAGAAGAAAATCTGTTCAGAATAGACGATTTAGATGTATTATCTGAAAGAACACTTGAAAAGGTATTGAAAAAAGGTGTACTATTACGTGGTAACACGGCAAAGGCTGTAGTTTCAGCTTTGAAAAAGTCTTATAAACGAGAAGTGGATGGGACAAATAATTTGCTACAAGACGATAAAGAGTTAATCGCTATGAACAAAATCCATAATCTATTTAGAAAGAAAGATTAAAATATGTCAGAACTAAACAAAGAAGAGCAGTTAAAAGCAATCCATGACGGTATTAAGGCCGCTCAGGAAACTGTAGACCTAAACGAAAAGTCTGCATCCAGCCGCTTTGACAAAACAGACAAACGTCTTGACGCTCTCGACGAAGAAAAAGTTCAGCGCGTTGCTGACGAAGTTACCAAACAGATCGCCGCTTTAGGTGTTGAAAAATCTAAAGAGAAATTTGAAGAGCTGACTGCTAAGCATGCATCTCTCGAATCTGCCATGATTGATATGAACCGTGGCGGCGCTAACTCTAGTGATGAGTTCCAGGAAGAATATAAAAGCGTTGTAGGTAAGTACATCCGTAAAGGTACTCACATCGACGAAGATATGAGCCTAGACATCACTCGTGATTATGTATCTAAGAATACTTTCGGCGCTGACGAAGCTGCTGTTGAAATGATTTCTAAGAACTTAGTAGCTGGTTCCGGTCCAGATGGCGGATACTTCCTGTCAACTGATCGCTCAAGCAGCATTGTTAAACGTATTTTTGAAACATCTCCTCTTCGTGGCTTGGCTAATACCCAGACTACTACTTCCGATGTTTGGGAAATTATGCTTGACGACGACGAGCCTGATGCTGGCGTTGTTGGTGAAGTTGCACCGCGTCCAGACACTGGAACTCCTCAAGTTGGAATGATCAAAATTCCTGTTCATGAATATTACGCTCAGCCTAAAGCAACTCAGAAGATGATTGACGACGCTGGTTTTGATATTGAAGGTTGGTTGTCCGGTAAAGTATCTCGGAAAATCGGACGTATGGAAAACACTGACTTCGTATCTGGAGACAGCTCTTTCCGTCCTAAAGGTTTCTTGACTTACGCTGCTTCTGCTCCTGATGACTATGTTCGTGGCCAGGTTGGTCAGTTGAACGCAGGTCATGCAACTGAACTTACTGCTAATGGACTAGTTAGTCTTCAGAATCTCTTGATCGAAGACTATCAGGCGAATGCTACATGGGCAATGAACCGCCGCACATTCGGTTCGGTTATGCAGTTAAAAGGAACTGACGGTCAGTACCTTCTTAATCGCACACTGCTTGCAACTGGATCAACTAAGATTCTACTTGGTAGTGAAGTCACATTCATGACTGACATCCCAACAATTGCTGCAAACTCTCTCGCAGTTGTCTACGCAGACTGGAACGAATTCTACACGATTGTAGACCGTTTCGATATTCGTGTTCTTCGCGATCCATACACTGCTAAACCTTATGTTCGGTACTACACCACCAAACGTACAGGCGGCGCGGTTACTAACTTTGAAGCCGGCAAAATCTTGAAAATAGCCGTAACTGCACCTTAACTAATTGCGACCATTCCAACTTGTTATGATTACTGGAATGGTCGCAACACTACATTTGATAACATATTAAAATAATAGGAGATATACAATGGCTGTACGGGATATGATTTCAACAATGTCTGCTAGACTTTCTTCGCATACTGCGATTACGTCTAACGGCATCACTAACGGTACCATTATGGATACCGCTGAATACGATCTTGGCGTTTCTTTTGTAATGAGCGCACCGATTCGTACCGACGGAACATACAAGCTTACTTTCATGGAAGGTGATGATTCTGGCCTAACTGACGGGACTGTAGTTCCAGCTGATAAGATCATTACTCTTGCTAACACTGCTGACGACGCAGTAATCACTGGTATTACCGCCGCAACTACTGGACCCGCTAACCTGATCAAACGTGCTGGTGTGCACTCAACAAAGCGTTATGTACGTGCTGTTGTTAATGCAACCGCTGTAACCACCGGAGCAACTATTTCTGTTACTGCATTACTTGGTGCAGAACTGATTCCTGCTTAACTTACGATATAAAGGGGGTTTAAAAGCCCCCTTTTCTTTAAGGGATAAAATATAATGGCCGTACGCGACATGATTACGACGATGCTCACAAGGCTTTCGTCTTATAATCTTATTACTACTAACACGACTGTAAACGGTACTATTATTGATACAGCTCCTTTTCCTCTTGGTGTTTCTTACTTTATGATAGCTCCTGGTTTTACCGACGGAGTTTATAAGTTGACCTTCACAGAGGGTGAAGAATCAGACCTATCTGACGGAGTTACTGTTACTGCTAATAAGATCATACCAATTCAAGACCCAGTACAGGATGCTGTTAACACGGGATCTGAGAAAATAACTTTACTTGGTAATCTAGCTCAGCGCGCCGGACTTCACTCGACAAAACGTTATGTACGTGCTAATGTTGTTTCCACAGGCGTAACCACAGGAGCTACAGTAGCTGTATGGTGCACACTTGGTGCCGAAGTATTACCAGCTTAACCACAAAGGAATTTGTTAATGATAAGAGTTCTTAAAACAATTAGGATTGCACTACGCGGTATTGAAGTAGTTGATCTCGTTGACGGCGACAAAATGGAACTGCGCTCTGTAGACGAAGCATCCCTTATCAGTATGGGTTTCGCAAAGGAATGGAATGACGAAGAAACATCGGCAGACAAAGTTCTGACTGACGTTGAATTCTCTTATGACTTTGCTACTACAATTAAAGATAAAAAAGAATTAGACGAATATGCGGCAACGCACGGATACAAACTTGATCGTAGATCTAAGCGCTCAACTATGTTAGAGTCTCTTGAAGATCAGTTCACCTCTTAATAAGGATATGTTAAATGCTCGGGCGTACACATCTAACAACGATAATACCTCTGGATCCTCCTGCCCCAGAACCTGTATTAATAGTGACTGTAGACGAGGTTAAAAGTCAGGCTAACATAAGCACTGACGAAGACGACGCGTTAATCACGATGTACATACAAGCGGCACAAGAGCAGATATCTGCCATTACCGGTACTGTATTGCATCCTCAGGATATGGAGTCTTACTTCAGCGGAGTTGACTGGACTAAATATGGACGACTTCCTTTCGTGCAGATTGACAGATTCCCATTAACGAGCAAGAAATCAGACGAAACGTTTAAAGTTGAATATTGGGACGGAACTGCGTACGTTGAAGCAGACAAATCTTTGTATGGCATAGAGAATAGAAACGCTGCGTTTCCAAGAGTAAATTTCCAGCCTGACGCGTTTCCAATATTTTCATACGATATCTTCACTAATCAGAAATATCTAATTCGCGTAACATCAAGTGTTGGATATGTAACTCCTCCTATCTCATTGAAGCTTGCAGTAATGCAGTACTCAACAATGCTATATGATAGCCGTGGAGACTGTGGATGTAGCGACGGAACCCTTCCAGGCGTTATTATGAATATGGTATCACCATTCATAGTTAGAGGAAACTTTGGCTAATTGTGATCGCAAACGATTCAAAAGAACTAAACTGTGTGCCGGTGACTTGCGCAATAGTATCGCGATTCAAACACGCGAGCTAAGGGGCGCAACTATAAACAATAACCAGCCTACTGTTGTATTTACGACCGTAGCCACGATTAAGTGTGGCATTAAAACAACACATCTATATTCTTCTCTATATACTGGCATCAACATAGCAGATCGCCCAACCCACATATTCACTGTTCGTAAAAACTCAATCACCAAAATAGTCGAATTTGGAAACAACTTCATATTATTTGACGGTAGGTACTTCAAGATTACGGGTAGAACTATAAACAACGAAGACCCTTACTTTGTAGACATCCAGTCACAGGAACGCGGAATAGATTCACTGTCCGCGAATGAGGCTTAGATCATGAATATAAAAGTAAATCAGAAGTCGCGAAGAGTGCAGGCAAGCCTGCCAAAACAACTTGATCTTCATAAGAAAAGTATTAACCAGGCAAATTACCAAATAGGTATTAACTTTGTTGATGAGAACAGGGAAATACTTAACACTGGAACCAGAACAGGGCGTGTCTATCAGACATCAGCAGGAAAGCACATTGCATCCGCTCCAGGTGAGGCACCCTCAACCATTACGGGGCGCTTAGCAAAGTCAGTTGACTACAGTGTGCATGGATGGAATAAGATGAGCTTAGGTCAAAAGGCTTCTTACGCTGATTTTCTTGAGAGCGGAACAAAACGCATTAAGCCACGTAAAAATGTCATACTTGCAATTAATAACATTGCAGGAGACGCCGTAAACGCTTACTATCAGTTCTTTAAAAGGAATAACAGGTAATGACCGTTACACCAAGCGATATACTTACGCACTTAAAGACGTATATGCCTGTAGTGTCTGATGACTTTACTGATACCTTGGTTACTACTGCTGTTGCCGAAGATAGCACTGTTACGTTCACGTCCGTTGCTCACGGCCTTACTGTCGGATCATCAATCGGAATTGCAGGCTCTGTGTTCGAGAACTCTATCGCATCCTTTACGGATAACGATGATGGAACTGTACGGTTTTCCACGACTTATGAACACGACTTCACAGAAGCGAAGGACTTGGAAGACCCTACTACACTAACCCTATCTGGTTTTGATGACACACTGTGGAACGGCATACATACTATTACATCTATTCCAAACCGCATGACTTTCGAAATTGATATTCCGGCGGGCGCGCCCGTTCCGCCTGGATTAACCGGCGCTATTGTCTTAGAAGATCGTAGCGCCGGTCTTATCGGGGTTCACACAGTAGCAACAGTTCCTGATGCCGATACATTCACCGTTATCTTTGCAGACGTTCCTCCATTCCCTACAGGGGCTGTGACGTCCGTCAAAGTCATATCAGGCTACAGAATATACTCAGCAGCAAATATAGTTAGGGCGCAACAGGTTATAACTGGAATGGACATTGGTAAGCTTTCAATGTTCCTGATTATGAATGATGCTGATATATCGAAAGACAGGCATGCGCTGAACGATGCAGTATCATCCGATACAAGCCAGAACTACGGTCGTCAACTAATGCTGCAGAACTTCTCAATAGTAATATTCTTCCCTACTCAGGACGGAGATGTATCGGGTGGTATAGCGCAATCTCAGGCGTACGGAAAAACATTCAAAGAATTGTACTCAGCTGTAGCTGGCCATCGGGTTATCGATACAAGTACTCCAATCCAATATTTAACCGTTTGTAACGGGCATGGAACTGGAGAATATAACTCAGCTTATTATATTCACGTGTACGATTGGCAATTACCTACTATACTTACGTTCGAAGATAGTGTAAACACTCAACCTAACGTCGCTTTCCGTGATACGAACTTGTCACTGAACCAGGGCGGACAGTTATTGAACGCTGAAATTGACCTAGATAAGGAACCATTATGATAAAAACAGAAAGTTACGAAAATAAGATGCTACACGAACCTAAACATGGTAAGCTAGTCATACGAAATAAAACAGACGTAAATTTGCATGGCCTAAAACCTGACGCAACGATGGAAATCAAGACGCTTCGCGGCATGCCCGTAGATCGTGTTTGGAGAAATCGCCTTCGTGACGCATCTATTGATAATTGTATTGAAGTTGTAAGCCCAACTAAACCCAAAGGAGTTAAATAATGGGAAGTCCTATTTCCAAGCCAGACGTTAACGTTCAACTGTTGCCAGCCCCATTGGTTAAGGCATTCAGTGCACGACGTAACTTGATCGTCGGCCAAACCGGTGCTACTGGTACCGCAGTCGATAAAGCATTAGTTCTCAATGTCGAGGGCTACAACAGCGCACAGTTGCTTGCTGCTTTCGGTGCTGGCGAACTATACTGGAGAATTATCTCCTGGCAGAGAGCCGTCAATGTTGCTAACAGTACAATCGTACCTCAGCTCGACGTAATCGCCATTGACCGTGCCGCTACTGCAGTTCAAGCAGCAGCCACAGCAGTCTTCGCTGGAGCGGCTACAGCAGCCGGTACAGTACGGATTGATATCTGCGATACCGATAAATTTGGTGTTACAGTTGCTATTCCATCTGGAACCTCAGCCACAGACGCTGCGGACTTAGTTGTAGCTGCTCTATCTAACCTAACTACTCCTACATTCAGCTCTGTCAACGCAGCTGGAACTGTAACGGTAACTGCTAGCGACCACGGTACAGTAGGAAACTATTACGGTATCTCAGTTGTATCATCAACTGAAGGCCTTACTGTAGCACCTACTGCCTTTGCAGGTGGAGCTACTGATCCGGTTCTTACTGACTCTCTAGATGCAATCGAAGGAATTCGTTACACTGGTTTGTCCTGGCCCGAAAACTGGCAGGGTGACCTAGACGTTC